TCCAAGAAAGAAGTTGCTCTATCTAAAGGATCTTGTTCACTAGGACTTAAAGATTGCCGAAACTTTGGTTTATCATGAAAAGCCATAGCCTAAATTTAATTTATTTATGCGGAAAAGTCAATCGATCAGGGTTGTCTCAGCGTTCTGTAAAGCTCCAGACAGTGTTTTGATAGTCGTTCTCTTATATGGCATAGCTAAACTCCCTTGTTCTGGTGGGTCTACAGCGACTAATCCTAGTCTTTGACGAGCACAATCTAAGGCCAGAAAGGCTGCATCAGCTAAGTCAGGGCTTCTACCAAACCTAGATTTGAACTCTGGCTTAGACTCGATCTTCATTTTAAGACCCCCGCTTTTAACCATGTCATAATTTCTTTCAGTTATTTCCTGTGCTAAATCGGATGTAATTCCAAAGACTTGTTTTGTTCTCATCAATTCTTTTCCTACAAACCAAAGCTCAGAAACTCTATTTACATAAAGCTCGACCCCTGTCTTCGGACTATTGGCACTAACTCTTTTATCACTAGGCTTTCCTCCAAAGGATATTCGCATAAATTTATTAGACCATTCTCCTGCTAGTACATCACAAAAAGGAGCACCTGCTCCTGTCGCATCCACGCTTACATTTTCAGGAAGGATCTTTAGTTTTTCACATCTGTCTTTTATCTGTTGTACGATCTGATATGTCCTAGGCACAGCTTTGTTCGTAGCGTCGTCATTTAAATGTATAGCATCACCAAACTCAATCACGTACTGCCCCGTCGAATCATACCCACATTTAGCCGTGTATAAAATTGTTCTGTCTCCACCATTTGTAAAAGCAGGGTCAATGCCACAGATGTTCACAGGAGATCCTTGCCAGTCTACTTTCTTCATCGCCCCACTAGAAGTTATTTCATTCTCTGTGTATATGCCTGTGGTTTCATCGCTGTCAAAAAAGACAGCCCTAACCATTCGCATATACCCTCGACTCTCTACTCCCAATAGAGCTTTATCTTCAATAAGTTTTTCTTCGGTAGGAAGCCAAGGATAAATAGTTTCTCCTGCAAGTATGTTGGGAGATTTCTCTCCATCTAATCGGATATATTTACCATTCCACTTTGTCTCCCATGAATCATCTAAGTTAGTATCTATACTATCCCATCCATCTTTTGGAGTTGACCATACCCCGAATGCATCAAACCTACTGTTTGGGTTACTCATCCCAATCATCTGGAATGAAGGGTTTTTAGAAAGGTTTGTAAGGCCCGCATTTAGAATAGCTTCTGAAAGTTCTGACAGCTCATCCCCTATAAGAATAACACGCTTCTGTTTGATACCGATGAACTTACCTACTGCTTCTTTGGTTTTACTTTTTTCTGCCGATATAAGAGAAAGACCTGCTCTCTCAATAAGAATATCTTTTTCATTTATATATGCTGCGTTGCCAATTGAATCCCGTATCTTGATTGGTGCATCATCTATCACGGATAGTAGAGACATGACACTTCCCCATATACGTTTGCGAGCTTCACGGAGAGTAGTAGATGTCATTAAAACCAGAGTATCTTGTGGCTGACACAACCAATTAATGATACCCCAAGCAGCCATGGTGTGTGATTTTCCAGAAGACGCAGATCCACCAACAGCTAAGTATTTATTCTCAAGGGCCGCACGGATCATGAGAGTTGCCCAAGGATGACGAACCATTAATTTTTCTGGAAGATCTTCACGATTCCAAAGTTCATCACAAATCCTCCAAAAATAATATTCTCGTGCAACGACAACTTCATGATTAGCAAACCCATACAAAAGAGCAGTTAATAAACTAGTAGGTGGGATAGTCAATCCTCCCACATCCATTCTCTTTGTTTTGGGGTCGATGCGTGGCTCCAGTAACTGCTTGCTCCTTTGTTCAATTGAAGGCATAATTATAATAACAATAAGGCGAAACAAAATGGGTATCAATTCCAAACAACAAATACAAGAACGAGCAGTTGAGTTATACAATCTAGACTGGAAAACAAGTTCTATCGCTAAAGAATTAGGGGTTCATGCAGGAACAGTGCGAAGGTGGTTTAAAAAAAGAGGAATACCACCTAGAACTAATGGGTCAGTTGCTCCAGAAAAAGTGGAAGAAGAAAAGCCTGTTGATAAACTCGCGGACAATATTGATCAGAATTTAGAAAATTTGACGGATGAGGCTGTAATGAGAGCAAAACACGACGCTCGAATGGAGGAGGATCAAACGATGATGGAGATAGCAGAAAGCCAAAGCAGTCCCGCAGATAAGTATCAGCATTATATTGCAGCCGCAGGAATAAAGTTGCTAAGAGATAACATGAATAATCTCAAAGGGCCTAAGAATGTAAGAGAGCTTTCTGAGTTAGATCAACTTATCCGACGTAACTTAGGTCTCAATTCTAAAACTGGAGGTGGAGCTGCTAGTAAAATGCAGATTGATATATCGATACTTAATAACAAAAAAGCCGATAGGGGTAAAGGAACCGTAATAGATGTAGAAAGTTATGATAAATAATTTCGAAAACTTTTCTTGGGATTACGACCCACATGAAGATCCTTACGCAAAAAGATCTCAATCCCCGTTAGATATCGACGCTACGACTGAGGATATCGGACGCACTTCATATGCCGAAGTAATATTTTTTCACCAACTTCAGGACGCTCTAGTGGGAATAGTTGAACAGGCGAATGGCCCTCCTGTAGCTTGTTACAGTAGTTCAATATCTATAGAAATTCTTCAGCAGCAACACGGCTTAACTAAAAAGGATGCTCAGTTTGCTTTGTCTCAATTGATTGATTCTGATCTTGGCCCGCAAGCCCCATGCTTTCTTGATACGAGTATAGTTGAAAAAGAGTAATGTTATTTTCTAACAAAGAATTAGTACACAATCCAAAAGTTATTATTCGTAAAGACGAAGAAGAAGTTTCGTTCGACATAAAACAACTTGATGGGGCTTTTTACAGAGTCATTCCAAGAACAGCAAAAGAAGTTTTATTTCTGCAACATTTAAAAAAGAATGTATTTGTATATACCCCTGCCGAAGGCGATGGTCTTATAATAACACTTAACTTATTTTGATCGTAGGAATAGATAACGGATTAGACGGGGGTCTTTGTTCTATATCTAAATGCACTGGCACAGTGATTGACAAAATTGTTATGCCTACAAAATGGGTGTGTAAAAAAAGAGAAGTAGATACTCACACAATAAAGCAATGGCTTTTAGATTTACACACTCCGTTCACACTAGCTATCGAAGAACCTTTAGCTCATGCAAAAAGTTCTCAAGCTGTTAGATCGATGGCTTTGAGTTTTGGAAAAATTGTTGGGATGGCAGAAGCCTGTCAGTATGATATCCAAAGAGTGTCTGTACATAAGTGGCAAAAAGTAATGTTAGGGTTTAGACCAAAAGGCATGACTAAGAAAGTAGCTCTATCTAAGGCAGAAGAGATTGCCCCAGACGAATGTTGGATCAAAAACAAAAGGTGCAAAAAGCCTCATGATGGTATGGTAGATGCCTTTTTGATTGCTCGCTATTTATGGCAATTAGAAAAAAATTGAAAAAAGTGTTGACGTAGTTTTACTCGTGGTGCATTGTCATCGCGATGAAGATACCCGACCATAGTGACAGAGGCCACGCAGAATTTTCCCCAAGCTCTTTAAAGTATTGTGCAGGATGTGCAGGTTTCCATGGAAGAGAAGGAACCAATGCAGCGGCAGAGATGGGAACCAGAATACATGAGGCTATAGAAATAGAAGACCCATCAAACTTACAAAGCGAAGAAGAGGTTTCTATTTACGAAGAAATAATTTCCGATCAAACTGAGTATTTAAAAAACTACGAAGACTTAGAATTAACCGAAACTCATGCAGAAATTTTACTCGACATAGAGTTAAAAGGAACCTCAACCTTTGGTACTTGTGACCATCTCAGCATATATGGGGAAACAGAGGGAGTGTTGATCGATTACAAAACGGGTATCAGTAAGATTGACACTCCCTCAAATAATTATCAAGCTAAGGCTTATACTATAGGTTGTTTTCAAAAGTTTCCTAAGTTAGAAAAAATTACTTTTGTTTTCTTTATACCACAAAGAAACGAAATCCTATCCGACACTTTCTATAGACAAGATCTAGATGACCTTATAACAGAGATATCCTCTGTTATTTTAGCTGCGGAAAGAACAAGACCTAAATGGAAAACTGGAACGCCTGAGTTATCTGAACTCACACCAACTGTTAACTGTAGATTTTGTAAATATGAGGATGTGTGTCCTGCACTCGGAGGTCTTGTAGTTGAGGTTGCTAAAAAGATTAACCCTCAACTTCCTGATGTTGATATTGACTCAGTTGAAGACCCCGATGTCATCGAACAGTT